GGGCATTTTTTTAGCCGGTGCGATGAAACGGCCGAACGTCCGGCCTCGATGCGATATGCGTTTCCGTCGCGTCGCGCGCGTCGGATTTGCTGCCGCGCCAGTCTGGGGAGGCCCAGATATGGCGTTTGCCCGGATTGGCGCGTGATGCACACAGGCCGAGATCAGTCCAGCCCGCTTCGGCTAGCGCATGCTGCAGTGCCTGAAGATTCAGCCGGATATGTGTCGGCGCCTGGTTTTGTAGGCGATCCACCACAGGCTGCCACGGACCGGACAGCAGACCAAGACGGAATTCTTCGATACGCTTTTCGATGCGCTCGATGAGCCATGCTTCGGCGGCGGACCTGCCAGTATTCACCATGATGCTTTTCGCCTCGGTCCATGGTGGCGTCGCGCCTGGCAAGAATCTCGAGATATCACGCTGCCGCAGGTATAGCGCCCCGGCTTGGAGACCGCCTGCGTGGAACCACCTCCACAATTCCTCGGATTCGGATTGCGTCATTCTGGGTGCATGCGTCCAGACGACGAACCACCGACGATCCTCTGTCGGTATGCTGATCGCGTCCCGATAGTTGGTCATTGCCAACACCAACGCCTGATTCCTGACCTGTATCGGGTGCATCATCTTGCGCTGCACAGTCAGCAGTTCAGGCGGTGCCGCGAGGATCGGCTTTAGCCTGTTTTCCAGCGCCCTGCGGTCGATTGCCTCAGATTGCCGAAGTTCGTTGAAGATGATGACCTCGTTTTCGAGGTAATAACCCCACTGCTGCTGAAGTTCAGAGGTTTCGACTGACGCGCAATTCAATTTGTGCTGGCCACCGATCGCATACAAGAGCGGTGCGATCATGCTGTCTTTGCCTGCGCCTTGTACACCGCCGATCAGCAGCGCGTGATTGATTTTCACGCCTGGATTCTGGACCTTGAACGCCATCGCGTCCAGCAGATGATTGCGCTCGAACTCCTCTGGAATCAGCCGCGCGACGTGATCCAGCCACGGCTGCGGGTCGATTGAGTCGAGGATTTTCGGTCGACCGTCGCGCCACTTGTTGCCGTAAACCTGCCCCTGATGCTCGCACAGACTGGCTGCACCCGGTGCGTAGGTGGCGCCCGCAAGGATGCGCGCACCCATCGCTAACCTGTTCTCGTCGAACGACACTGCGGCATCGATCCGTCGCGCTCCGCCACTGGATCCGGGGTGGATAGACATGCACCGCTGGTGCCGATACAGCGCGTTGAACGCTGATCGGGAGACCTCGGTGCGCTCCTGCAGGTCGAAAAACCCGTCGTCCGGCATCATGTAAGCCCAGCGTGCATACCATTCTGCGGGCTCCAGCGTGCTCACGTCCCGCGCTTGGACGGCTTTCTCTGCGGCATGCGTTTCTGCTGGCTCCGGCTTCGGCCCCGGTGGCGGTGCTGGTGGCTCCGGTCCACGCAACACGCTCGTGCGAGGTGCGATCCACGACCGCGCTGCCGTCCACCGGGTCCAGCCGGAATCGGCGCAGTCCCAGCCGTCGGGCTGTCCCGTCACGTCGATGATTTTTATCTCTGCGGCGATAGGCGCCAGTATTTCTGCTAGGCGCTGCATGGCCGCCACGCCAGGCTCATCGGCATCCGGCCACAGAAGCACCCTGCGCCCCTTCAGCACGCGCCAGTCTGCCCGCCCCAGTGCCTGCGCGCCACCGGACCAGGTCACCGCGACGTACGGGCTGCCCGCCAGCGCTGCGGCTGCGTCTGCGGCTTTCTCGCCCTCGACGATCAGCACGGGGTCACTGTGGCGGGCCTCAAGTTCCTGCAGGCGATACAGGGGTCGAGGTGCCGGCCACTGGCCCATGCCCCAGCCGTCGGCGCTGAAAGTCCACGGGATGATCTGCTTACGGCTGTCGGGCGGGTCGTATCTGGCGACGTACCCGAGCACGTCACCGTCGCCGTTGAAATACGTCCAGCGCTGCGACGGCGCGCCGAGCACGGGGTGGATGCAGTCGTGATCGGCAGACTCTGCCGGCACTGGCGTGATCACCGCGCGCTGCGGTTTCGCGGGCCGAGGTGGTTTGGCCGGCACGTCACTGGCGGGCGCCTCGTCGCTGAGTTCGCGGTACGCCTCGCCCATGGTGATCTCATGGATGGCGGCATAGAGCGAGATCAGGTCGCCGCCGCGTTCGCTGGTGGCGAAATCCGCCCAGCGGCCGCTCAGGAGGTTGACGGAGCAGGAGTCGCCCTCGCCGCCTGCCAGGTCGCCGCAGACCCACTCGTGGCCCCGGCGTCGACCGCCTGCGAGCCACTGGGGAACGAGGGTGTCGGCAGAGATGAGCAGGCGCTGGGCCAGGGCGGTGAAGTCGAGTTTGTTCACGCTGTCTCCGATTGATTGAATTCCTGCTCTGCCAGCGAACACAAAAAGTCGCACTCAGGTGCAATAGCCTCTGTTACTGCGTGACCTGCGGGTATTTCGTCAATAAAAATGCGCTCATCATTGATGCGCGTCAATTTCGCACCAAGTGCGCGAGACATTTCCGACATTTTGCGGAATTGAATCGGGAACTCTTTTCTAACCAAAGCCCAATATGCTGGACTTGTGGCCTTAACGCATGGAATGCAGTTAGCATTCGGGAAGCCCATTGCATACACCCTCGGCGGCTGGATGCCGGCGCTCAAAATCATAGATAGGCACCCAGCCTTTGTAATCCCCCTGTCGATCAGCGGCGTAGAGATCTTCATATCGGGCCAGTTTTCCCGTAGAACCTCCGCCCGCTTTACATCGCTTGCATCTGCGGTGTAGCCAAAAACGTGAATGTCGTCAGGCATCTGGAAGGCAAGGCGAGGCGCAACCTTCAGCTCACTAGTGCATGGCGCTCCGCTGATGCCGCTCAAAAACTTTCTTTTTTCCCAAACATCCCAAGTGTCTTGCCACTTTTCGTTTTTAAGCTTCGTCACGCTTTCGCCAAACCAACGCTCGCAATCCAACATGAAGCGGGCATTATCTGAATCCTCGCTGCCGGTGTCGCAATAAGCGATGACATCTGGCTCTGCCAGTTTCGTTGCCACCGCAGAGGCAGCGCCACAAGAAAACCACGATACTGTGCGAGTCATGCCGCCCCCTCCAGAAATTTCGCATCGATCACCGTCGCCCCAGGCATCCCCCCAGCCAGCGCCGCCCGCGTCCGAGCCCGGATCCGCTCCTCGGCGCGATAACGCTCCGCGTGGGTGATGCCGGCCAGGATGTCGATCATCGCGGCCTCCAGATCCCAGAGCGCCGCGAGTTCCCCAGCCCGCGCCGCCCGCGTTCCGGTGGTTTGCATCCGCTGGATGATGTCCGCGCACGCCTGCTGGGCGTCTGAGATCACGCCGCTGGGGTCCGATGCTAGGCGCGCGCGCACCAGTTCCTCGGCCAGGTTCACGCTGTCGAAGATCGTATCCCAGTGCTGCTTGGTCGCCCGTGCCTCGCGCACTGCGTCGAGTGCGCCGCGCATCTGAAGCGCCCAGACGGTGCGGTCGTCTTTGCTCAGCAGGGATGCGCCAGTGATAGCCAGCAGGTGGGCGGTGGGGTTGATGCCTCTGGGGCGGTAGGAGGAGCGTTTTCTCATGCGTCCCCCAGCAGCCTGACAGCATCGTCCACACTGCGGCAAACCCCCGCCACACCACCGGCCTGCCGGATCGTCTGCAGAAACTCTTCCTGTCCGGGCCGCATGCGCCCGGTGCGCGACTTGACCTCGATCGCCAGCGTGCGGCCGTCCTTCAGCACACCCATGATGTCGCTCATGCCCTTGGCGGTATTGGCCCTGATGTACCGCGTCGAGCCGTCCCTGTTGTGCTCTTGGAAGGTCCCGCTGTTCTGCCTCCAGCACTGCGCCACGCGCGGATGACGCTTCAGTAACTGCATGATCGCCTTGAGGATCTCGGCCTCGCTCGGCTCTCGCTGTTCTGCCGGCGCCGGCTCGCGCTTGGCGCGTTTCTTCGGCTCTGGCGGGATGTCGATCTTCCGCACCGGCTTTCCCGACAGGGCTGCGTACAGTGCCTCGGATTTCTGGTGCGCGAGCATGGTTTCGCGTAGGGTTTTGCGGCCTCTCATTTCCGACCCTCAGCCTTGGCAATGGCTGACTGCACCAGCGCCCATGCGTGCGCCGGGATGCTGCCGTCATCGTTTTCCAGGTTTTTCAAAGCCTCCAGCAGATCGGGCGCCGCCACAAGCAAACGAATGTCGGCGGGATTTCTGAAGACCATGTATACATCGCAGCCAACAATCTCATTTCCATTCGCGCCAAAAATGGATGGATTGTCGTAATAACCCGGCCCGGAATAATCAAATGGCTTTGCAACTGGCTTGCGGCGCTGCGCATCAGCGTTCCATCCTTCCACCCCAAAAATCCACGGCCCCGGTGTGTGCTTGTTCATTTCCGACCCTCCGCCTTGTCGATCTCCGACTGCAGTGTCGCCACCGCCTCTTTTGCCATCTCCAGCACTGTGGCCAGCATCACCGCATCGCCCAAGCATGCGCGGATCGCCGCGTTCTCATCGCCGGGGCCGTAGTCTGCGCTGTCCACCCACTCGATGTCGTGGAGAGCCTTCGCCACCAGCTTCAGATGCCGCGCAAACGCCCTGCGTTCTGGCGTGTCTGCGGTGAACGTAGCCTC